TCGGCGATGATTACCTCACGGCCCATGGAACCGCATTCGTCTGGACGATCTCGGCGATCCCTGGCATGTCCCCTGGTGCGGTGACTGTCCACTTCGGGGGCAAGAATGGCACCAACACATTCGCCGTCACTGGAACCGCTGCGGACATCGGGTCGGGCAAGTGGTCGCTGACATGCGAGATGCCTCGGGCCACCTCGGGCCAGCTAGTCGCCGGTGAGTACCGCTATTCGGTGGCTGTCCACAATGCAGCCGGAGTCGAACTCACTCGGGTCTATTACGACGATCCGCTTGTGGCCGTGGAGAAGTTCACCCCATGAATGTGACATTCAAGGTCCGAGAAGCTTTTTTCGATCGTCCCAAGGTGATCGCCTCGCTCAAAAAAGCGAAGCGAAAAGCACTGTCCAAGGCCGGTGCGTTCGTTCGCACCCGAGCTAGGAGGTCGATGAAAAAACCTGGGAAGAGAAAAGCCGGAATGGCTTCTGCGCCAGGTAACCCACCGTCTAACCACACGTCAGGCCAATCGCTCAAGTCAATCCTGTTTGCGTTTGACACGTCAAGTGGTTCCATGGTTGTTGGTCCAGTGCAGTTTAACTCTTCAAATCCGACCCTTACCGGCATGGAGACGACCTCCCCTGGACTGCATGAGCGTGGAGAATCGGCAACGATTCGTGAGTACCGCTACATTCCAATCGCTGCGAACAGCGACTCGATCAAATGGTCGCCTGCTAAGAAAACCGGAAGGTATAAACCGCGTCCTAGGTTTTTGTTAGAGGAGCGTCGGCGTCGCGTCAAATACCCAAAGCGTCCTTTTATGCGTCCTGCCCTCGAGGCCGAAGCCCCAAATTTCCCCGAGTTATTCAAGAACTCGATCCAACCAGTAAGGTAACCCAAGGTAAACCATGGCAGGGAACATCAAGGCCGGTCAAGCTTACGTCGAGATCGCAACCAAGCAGGGATCGTTTGATAAAGGCATGGCCCAGGTTCAAGCCGCCATGTCGAGACTCAAAGGGGTCGCCACAACGATGGGCACAGGAATCGCAAATGGTTTCGCTGGTGCCCAGGGTGCGTTGTCTGGCTTTTCCAGCAAGGTGCTCAATCTACCGACGGCCATCGCTGGCTCGGTCGCTGTGACTGGTTTGGTCGCACTGGCCAAAGGATTCGCCGACGCTGGCAGTGCTGTCGATGACATGGCCCAGCGAACTGGCATGAGTGCCGAGGCGGTGTCTTCTCTTGGGTATGCTGCCAAGCTCTCCGGAACTGACATCGGAGTACTCGAAAAGGGTGTCCGCAAGATGCAAATGGGAATCGCTGACGCAGCCGCGGGTGTGCCTGGTGCTGTGGACAAATTTGCCGCGCTGGGACTCAGGGTCGAAGACCTAGCGAAAATGTCCCCAGACGAGCAGTTCCTCGCGATCGCCGACAAGCTGTCAATGATCCAGGATCCGGCCCTTAAAAGCGCGGCCGCGATGGAGTACTTCGGCAAATCGGGTGCGGACCTGGTCCCCATGCTTTCCGGAGGGTCGGAAGAGATCCGCAGACTCCAAGCCGAGGCCAGCGAGCTCGGCCAGACGATGAGTGGCGAGGATGCCCAAGCAGCAGCCAAACTTGGCGATGTGTTCGATCGATTGCTAGGTGTGATCGGAGGCCTGCAAAACCGGATCGGTGCGGCCCTGGCCCCGCTGCTGACTGTCGTCGGCGAAAAGATCATCTCGGTCGCATCGACCGTCTCGAATTGGATCGCCAACAATCAGGAGCTGATCATCACGATCGCCAAATGGACGGCGGTCGGAGCGGGATTGCTCGCTGGCCTCGTCGCACTCGGTGGAGCTGCCGCGGTGCTGTCGGTGGCAATGATTGGGATTTCTGCGATCGGTGGAGCGATCGCCACAGTGTTCGGCCTCATCGCCGGTGTGATCACTGCGATGGTATCCCCGATCGGCTTGGTTGTCGTCGGCATCACCGCCGCCGCTGGAGCGTTTCTTTATTTCTCGGGCGTAGGTGGTGAGCTGGTCGAATACCTTGGGGCCAAGTTCACCGAGCTCAAGGGAATCGTCTTGCCAGTCTTCGATGCGATCAAGACCGCTCTGATGTCGGGCCAATTCAAAGCCGCTGGACAAATCGCCATGACCGGCCTGCAATTGGTCTTTCGCGTCGCCACGCGGGATCTGTACGCGGGATGGTTGACGATGGTGACGAAGATCCAAAACGCTTGGACCACATTGAGTGCGGAGGTATCTATCGGTGCGATCGGCATGGTCGCCAATGTTGCCAATGTTCTCGCTGGAATCCCCACACAATTGGCGAAGGGTTTCGCGACGGCCGTGACCTGGTTGCAAGGTGCGTTCGATGAAACGGTCAACTTCATTGCCAAGAAGCTGCTGTACATCTATTCGCTGATCGACCGATCGGTTGACTACGAAAAGGCTGCGAAGCAAATGGACACGGACGCTGCGAAACGAGCCGACGCGCGTCAAAAGTCGCTGGATGCCGCGAATCAGAAACGCGACCAGGATCTCCAGACTGGCAATGCTGGCCGTCTGCAATTGGCCACACAGATGCAGCAAGGCATCAGAAATGCCGCTGCAACTACCATGGGCGACAGAGAAAAAGCGAACTCTGATTCCCTTGGCCAATTCGACCAAGAGATTGAGAACCTTCAAAAATCGATCGCGACTCAAAGCAAGGAAATTGAGCAGGAAGCCAAAGGCAAAGGTTTTCTTTCGTTCCTAGGACCATTGGGGGCAGCGATCGAAACCGTCGCCGGTAAGGCCGCAGCGATTGTTCCGCCGCCCAACAAGATCCCGACGGTCCAGCAAGTCAAGGCGACCACGGCGACGCAGACCGCTGGGACTTTCTCCGGATTTGCTGCTGGCATGATGGGTGGGACGACATCGGCACTGGATCGCATGGCCGATCAAACCGCCAAGTCGAACGAGTTCCTGAACAAGATCGCCCAAAACACTTCCGGCGACAAACAACCGACCTACGGGAGCTAAGCAATGAGTGTGTGGAGTCTACCAATCCTAATCGACGAGACCGCTGAGTCGCGAGAGACCGACTTCAACTTGAAGAACGGCCAACGGACTCAGACTCGCACGGCCATTGTCACTGGGTACACCGAGCCAGAAGACGCGGCCCAAGCTGCCGTAGACCTACCGAGTACTCCATTCCCGCTGGTGATCCCTGCGGCCATGGGCAAACCCTCGATGGCGATGATCGGGGCCAAGGCCAAGCCGCTGACCCCCAACGCATGGGAGATCGTATTTTCTTACGAGTCTCGCGCGTACGATGACACCGATCCGCTGACCTGGACTTTCTCGGGCACGACACTCGGCAAGACCCAGTTGGTGACCCAGTCTTATGCCACGACTCGCTATGGTGGATCGGCCCCCAACTACGGATCGGCGATCAATGTCGACCAGAACGGTGTGAAGGGCGTCGAGATCGGGATTCCAGGCTTGGAATTCCAGATCGAAAAGACATTGGCCAAGGGGGTACTGACACTCGCTTATGTCATGACCTTGGTGAATCTCACCTACAAAACCAATGTTGCTGCTTTCCGAAACTTCGCCGCTGGAGAACTGTTGTTTCTCGGTGCTGAGTTTAGGAACGGATCGACCGGAGAAGTCACCGTTGTTTTCAAATTCTCCGCTTCGCCGAATCGAACCGGCCTTTCGTTTGGTACAATCAGCGGTGTTGCCAAGAAGGGGCACGAGTACTTGTGGATCGACTATGAAGCTTGGGAGTCCGGTGGCTATGTCATCAGACGCCCGCGTGGAGTGTACGTCGAGCGAGTGTACGAAGAGGGCAACTTTACCTCGCTCGGAATTTAACCCCCTTCCATCATGCCATTCCCAGGCGACAAATTCCGACCCTCCGCAGCTCGTGAGCGAGAACTCACGAAGATCATCGAGGCTGCGCGTGGTCAGCGAGCATCGTTTGGTGTGCCTGGCCTAGACGGCCTCGGGCCTGGTCATGTGATCGCCAAGAATGAAACCGGTGCGGACCTAGAAATCTGCAAAGCTGCTCTCGTGCCGCAGGGTGTTGGGGTGTTTAGCCAGGAGGCCACCCCTCGCAAGGATCCCAGCTATCAAAAGGCATACTACATCCTTAAAGCTTTGACGCCCTTGGTGAGTGGAGCGAGTCCTTGGTTTGAGTCATTAGCCGTCACGCTCGAGCCAATAAAAGACGGTAATTTCGGACGTGTTGCCATCGCTGGGTTGGCCGTGGTAAATGGCTCGCCGTCGAGTGGGTTTGTCATGCCGACAGCCGGTTCCGTTAGCGGTGGTCTTTTCGGTCTTGCGAAGGTTGTCGTGACACCCTCCAGCGGAAGTTTTGGAATCTGGGACCTGTCCTGCAGGGCAATGCAAGCCAGTTACACACTCACGACCAACTGGGGTGGGGGTTCAGCAACAGCCACTATCGGCAGTTACTCCACGCTGATCTACGACACATTTAACATTGCCAACTGGCAAGTCAATGGCGACAAGGGGTGGGCAATCTACGACGGTGGCATGTGGCGAGTGATCAACCCATGGTGCGTCGGGAGCTAGCATGACAGCGACAAACATCGACAAATTGACGTGTGCTTGGTGCGATGCTGACGGCACGCAAAAGAAATGCTACCGCTGCAAGGATGCTTGCAGGCAACCAAACCTAGCAGAGAGACAACCCAATGTTTCGGATCGCGAGTGGACGTTTCAGGTTACCGGAAACAACGGTCTTCTTCCGTTTGTCTTTTGCGCACCATCACCTCCATGGAACGAGATCTGCTTTCCTCGCTTCGTGACCGTCAACGGATGCTGCTCGAGCATCACCGCTTTTGCCAGGCCTGCCCCGAACGATCGGAGTGATACCAACGGTCTTTATCGATGGCGACGCTACCAGCGAAACTTTACCTCCGTGCGTCATCACTGGGCGATTTGTACAAATCCAAGTCTGCCAGGGTCTTGCAAGATTATCGGCCCGGTTGAGACTTGCCGATACAACGGCCAAGAGGCTTTTGGATGCGCGCAAGGATGGCGCATGCGTGCAGGGATTACCACAGCCAAACTCTACATCAGCCGCACTCAGCCTCGCTACGGATGCAGCGAACCGGACGAGTGTCGCTATCGCTTGGCACTCGTGATCGATGGTGAAATCGGTGTTACCTGGGGAACCCAGTACACCCAAGGATCGCAGACCACTGTTATTTCCTCCTCGCCTTTTTGCGACTTCCCGCTGAGCGAAACGTGTGAGAGCGGTGCTAGCGAATTCTGGCCTGTTGGTTCTCCACCTCCGTTTAATCCGTCTCTGTTGTCCGTAACTATGCATCCGTTTCGCCAAGTGTTGCGACGATCGGTCAACACTCTTGAGTTTCCAATGGTGTTCAACCAAGACAACGCTGTGGGCTTGAGCTGCGGTCCGCAGTGCGCTGCAGCTATCTCTGCAATTACTCCCACCTTTGGCGATCCCCCCGCGTTCGTATGCA